TGGTGAGCAGGGAAGATTTATCGGCGGCGAAAATGGACATGGAAACTTGATGATCTCATCAGCGATTTTCCATAAACCTTATGAAAGATAAATATTTAGACACATACCAACAAGAAGCATTACAAGAAGCGTTAGTTGAGCTAAAGCAGACCAAACAACGGGAAAAATTGCTTGCCGATGAAAACAAAGCGATTCTTTCAGCAATCTCTGCAATGAGCGAGGCAAAAAATCGTAATGAAATTTTTTCGGGGCTAAACAGCGTTCTAAAAAAGTACATCAGTTTTGAAGACTTTATTGTCATCACCCGCGATGACAGCCGTTATCCGTTCAAGACGTTAATCTCAACCAATAGCGTGTTTGATAAGGTAGAGTGGTTACACGGTAACACAATGGATCGCGCATTAAACGGCGAGTGTATTCTATTATTCGAGCCAGCGAAATTGTTAGAGTTTGAGAACTTAAATAGCTTTGTTAAAACACATGTTAACTCCGTAATTTTAACGGGCATTCGTTCGGAAGTAACACAAAGCATCATACTATTAATTGGAGCTCAAAAAGGGCATTTTAGTATTGAAAACAAAGAGACTCTAAGGCGCTTTAGACCCCTTATAGAACGTGCTGTTATCGACATAGAAACAAAGGAAAAGTTACAACGTATTGTTGAGGTAAGAACGACTCAACTTGCAAGAGCTCGTGAAGAAGCAGAACTAGCCAACCAGTCAAAATCTGAGTTTTTGGCAATGATGAGCCACGAGATCAGAACGCCTCTTAACTCAGTTTTAGGAATGCTAGACATCCTGAGACAATCTACCTTATCAGATGAACAATTTGATGCCCTCAATCAAATGGAATGCTCCGCTGAGCTTCTTCTAGCCATCATTAGCGACATTCTCGATCTTTCAAAAATTGAATCCGGTAGCTTCCAATTAAACGAACAGTGGATACATTTGAATGACACTGTAACTTTTGTAATTTCTCAGCAAAAACAAGTAGCTATAACTAAGAATCTTTCTTTTAACTTTGATTGTCAGATCTCATCAGACAAACAGTATTGGATTGATTCGACGAGGCTGTCACAGATTCTCTTTAACTTGATTGGGAATGCCATCAAGTTTACGGACTCAGGAAGTGTGTCTGTTTCTGTCGCTGAAGAAAATGACGAAGTTGTAGTTTCTATATCTGACACCGGAATTGGAATCTCGAGAGCAAAACAAGCCCATTTATTTACGGCATTCCATCAAGGTGATCGCTCAATTACTCGACGGTTTGGTGGTACAGGCTTAGGGCTTGCTATTACCAAGCACTTAGTTGAAATGATGAGAGGTGAAATCTCTGTAAAAAGCCGCGAGAATGAGGGTTCTGACTTCACCATTCGAATTCCAGTTCTAACACGTTACAACCAAAGCCGTCCTGTAAAAATTGAGCATAATAGACCAAACAAAGCTCTAAACTTGCTTATCGTCGAAGACACCCAATCAAATCAACTTGTCATTAAATTGATTCTCAACAAGCTTGGCCATAATGTGCATATTGCAAGCCATGGCGCAGAGGCGCTTACATTTCTTGAAGAAAACGATAACCGAATTGATATGATCTTGATGGATGTCTCGATGCCAGTAATGGATGGAATAACAGCAACTAGGCTGATTAGAAAGAAAGGAATTACAATTCCAATCGTCGCTTTAACAGCGCACGCGCTAGAAAGTGATAAAGATAAGTGCTTAGACGCTGGCATGGATAGTTTTGTATCAAAACCAGTTCGCAGGCAAGATATCTATGAAGCTATACAATCATTAATAGAAACGGCGTAGTCATTAATATAGATCTTAACAATCGATAGATTATTAAGATCTATATTAAGTATTTTATGGTAAATGCTGATTATGTTTAATCAGCTTCCTAAAGTTAGCTCAAATTTAAAACCTGAAAGAGATAGGAGAGCAAAGTAGAAAGAATCTGACGTATGGTTACACCATATTTAACATAATATACATAATGCGAACTAAGATTCTAATAAATCATCATCAGGGTCAGTAACGTCATACCAACTACATTGACCACAATAGTCATAACGACAATTATCTGAATCAACAAAAACTAAGAACTCAGATAGCTGCTTGCATTCTGGGCAAATATCTTCGTACTTCCTTAAAACTGTAAGGTTTTCAGTATCTAAAGTTATCGACATTTCTGTTTCCTCGCTACTAGAATAAGCTAATGTTGGGTTTGTGTTTGTCCGAGTTCTTGGCCATTTCCATCGTTTCATCTTCTTCACGTTCTTCCACAACCTCACGAACATAAAACGGATTGCACGTAATTGGCCGAACAACAGAACCGATTTTGAAATTAGCGAAACACCTATCAATGGGCTCAACTACCAAACCTATCGAATCAGGTTCAAAGGCTGCACCATCAGATTCACGATAGAAAACATAATCAATATCTACTGAATCATTATCGTAATGCGTCATAGAACCAGAGATATAAACCCCTTTGATTAACTCAGCTACGTAAGTATCAAGCTGTTTATCAAGTGAATCTACCTTGTTTGAATCTGGAGCTGGAGACGTTGAAGGCTGAACTTGTTTAACTGGCTCAGGCTCACCACCGCCTAAAAACTTATCGTAGATGTTATAAGCAGACCAACAAAAAACGCCTAAAGCTATCAGGCCAGCGAACGCCATAAACGGAATTTTAGGTTTATGAGTGTGAATCTCAGCCGACCAATAAACGCCATAGAAATTCTTGTCACGCTTAACAAGCTTTTTAGTAGCGATTTTAGATTCGTGATAATCATCTGGATTGAATGTCTTAGGCGCTTCCTTTCGGGTTACACGCTCACCACCAAACGGATTGAAGAAATGAATATGACGACCAACAAGTTTACGCAAGTTCGCATCACATAGCGTTCTATCTTGCGTAACAAAGTGAATATCATAACCACCGTGACGGTGTGTCTCTAATGCCGCAATCGCCGCAGGAACTTTCGAACCGGTTGGGCGTGGAGGAAAGTATTGCTGACACTCATCGATGAGCAAAACTGAACGCTTTGGTAAATCCATCCAAGAACGAGGATCTTCAAAATGCGTAAAGTGAAGATTCAAAGGCTTCACCATATCGAACTTATCAACGGCTGTATCGCCAGCTGCATCGAGTACGTTCTCTAACTTAACCAATTTCTTCTTAGGGTAAACTCGACGTACCCAATAAAGCCAAGTGTCGAAATGATCATGTGTTTCGTATTGTGTTTCTAACCAAGGAACGTCAGACAGGGAGATAAACTCCCCATCATCATGAATAGGACGCATGATTTTCTCTAACTTTCTGCGTTGCGCCCTATCCTTTAAACGTGGAAAGAACCAGCCGTAAAACCAGCCAGAAAAAGACTGTGCAACAGCCATGTCCAACATAAGCAAACGGATGTTAGTGTAGAAATAAGGACGAGTGTCATCATGACTAATCACTAATTCTCGCAAACTATTAAGCGTTTTTGACGCGCCCGGTAAGCCAGTTCTCAAGTAAATCATAGTGGAATGCTCCCCTTATCTTGACCTGGTTTCCACCATCCTTGACGAGCAATAGAACCAGCACGAAGACCTTTAATAGTCAGCAAGAAAAAACCAGTACTAAGCATCAAATTCATTGCTTTATCTGCCCAGATAAGACCCAAGAACTGGAGGACGTAAGTCGGTAAGGTGTCAAAACTAGAAGTGATTAAGCCAATCAAATAAGACGTTGCGATATTAAAGCCAGAAAATACCGTAACCCCTACCCCTAAAGAGACGAGAAATTGAGAGCCTACCGAGCCTAAATAACCAGCTAGGAACGGCAAAGCAAGACGAAGCCAACCAAATAAAAAACTAAGTATTGTTGCGAAGAACTGAAACATAATAATCACCTATATAAATTTAGATATCATCATGAAGCTACCAAACGCAGCCGCCGCCATAATACAAGCGCGGATGATATAAGCCATTTCACAGAAAGGAGCTAAGTCAATGGTGAATTTAAATAAGCCACCATCGTAATGTTTTGGAGCTGGACACTCACCATCAAAATTAACGCCATTAGATTCATCATAAGCTTGTAATAAATCACCTACAGAACCCTCAGCATTCTCATAAATATTTTTATAAGCACCATGTTCATCAGTAAATTGGTCGTTGTAATCTCCTATTCCTTCTAATAAACCTGCTCCAGCTTCAGTAATTTCACTCAAATCTTTTGACTGACAGCTTTCATACCAAGCCTGTTTAGCTAAATAACAAGTAGCAGCATTTCCTTCACATGAAAAAGATTGGCAATTACCTGCATTAATAGAGCCATTAATACCACTTTCTAAATCATCCAATCCGGAATTAATTGCACCTTCAATGCCCTTCAAGTCACCGCTTAATTCACCAATACCATCATTCAAAAGATGATTAAGTGAAGAAAGTAATTTGTTGTTGGTGTTACCAATCTCTGAAAGTGTACCTGTTTGGCTCTCAATGGCGTTTTTAAGATGGTTAGAGCTATCAACAATGGTATCGGTGTTTAAATCTATAGAATCCTTTAACGCATCAAGGTGTGAAATATTCTCAGCATGGTTTTTATTCAAATCATTATTAATACCAGTAAGCTGTTTATTTAAGTCCTTATTCATAGACTCAATAGCCTTTGTGGTATCGCTATTTTCTTCTACATCAGGTTCTGGTTTATCAGGGTCAGGATTACCAGTACCGCCACCGTTTGGTTTATCAGGGTCGCCTAAGTCACCGCCTGTAGGTGGGTCTACATCTACATCACCTGCACACTCAGGGTAATTATCAGAAAAGATCGTACATGAATCGTCTGTCGGAGGAACATCACACCAGTTATTAGACTCATCACAACAATTAGGATAATCAGGAGAATCAGGTGTACATTGCTCAGGTTCTGGGTCTTTACATGCAGGCCAATCAGAAGAATCTGGGGTACATTGCTCAGCAGGAGGTGGACAACTCATATCAAGATATTCATCCTCATCTCGACAGATGATATTAGCTTGATAACCAGCTCCTTTAGCAGAACATGATTGAGAGTAATCACTCATTTGTTTAACTATGTCGGGACGACTACAAAAAGGCGGAGGAGGCTCGTCACATGTTCCCGTATCAGGGTTGAACACTTGACCATCAGGACAGGAGGCAACCGTAGTGTAACTAAGAGCAAAAGAGCTAGTTTTAATGACCGAACCAGAACATCCAGAACCATCAAAATATTCAGTGTTTATCAAAACACTGCCACTACCATAAGGTTGACCACTAACCATTTTCTGGGACTGTCGCTTAGATGAAATATAGCCACAATAACCAACTACTTGGGTGATAATTCCCTCAGGAGAATCAGCATATTTAATTTGTCCCTTCCAACTGTACTTAACGAGAGCATTAGCACTAAACGAAACACTCAACAAAATAACAAGTGAAGATAAAAGGTATTTAATATTCACATTAGCCTCCTAATACAATCAACAATCAGGAAGATAATGAAGCCCCACATAATATCTGATGGGCTTATATAAAATGGTACTGGCATAAATCCCCCAAGGTGAGATCAAAAAAAGGGAGCAATAGCCCCCCTTTTATTAGAGTAAGAGCTATTAACCGAAGAAAGCAGCCTTAGCCCATTTATAAACAACCGCTAAAGCAGCTAGACCAATAAGAGCTTGACCAACTGAACCAATAGCAGCAGAACCCTGCGTAGTAATTACACCAGTTGCAGCAGTAACATCTACATCAGCCATTGCAGCAGAAGAAACAAGAGAGGCACCGATAACAGTACCAAGAGTCAAAAGTTTAGTTTTCATATTAACCTCTAAAACCGAGTTGAATTAATACCATCTTAATTACATATGCCAATGCATATAACGAAGCAGCCGCACCAATAATTTCAAATGCACTCGCCTCATCTAAATAAGAAACCGTTTCTATTAAATCGGTTTGCTCAATTAAGGTTATGTATTGGCAACTTTCATTAGGAGCTAACTGAACAATTTGAAGATAGCCATCTAGAGGTTTTGCACAAATCATCTAATTAACTCCTAAATATGGTGGTTCAATTATCGAATGGTTGATACCTACTAATAGTGATACCTTTATTAGTTCTTCATCGTCGAATAATTGAACCAATAAAACTATTTAAACAAAGCTGATAATTGAGCTTTGTATGGCAGCAAAGCTTCACTAATAGGCATTAAGCTTTGTTGGTAAGAACGGCGCAGTTCTGGCGCACCGTAGTCATTCAATTTGTAAGAAGAACCATCGAGAACATAAAGACCAGCATTCAAACGTAGTTCTGGACGTTCATGTGGAAGTGTGGATTCCATACGAGAACGACCACCAAGATGATAGATACAAGGTTGGTCATAAACGGTTCTTGGTTGCTGACCTTCACCGCGAGCTGGAATGATGCGAGTTTCTGTAGTTACGTCTTGTTCAGTGATTTCAATAATAAGCATGGTTGCATGTTCCTTCTAAAAGTTCGTGTGTGATGTAGGCTTCTGGTATCAGTCGCTCTAAGTTCATGTGTTCAAGTAATGGGTGTTCTCTAAACTTGCGTTGTTCATGTCGAAGTAATTTGATTTCACCATCAGGCCAAACAACTAGAGACCAAGATTCACGTGGTGAAATTGGAACCTCTTGAAGATCTAATAAAGGCTCTAAATCAAAATCATCATCCAACTGGAGACGGTCACGAAGGTAAGCTTCTACCCCGTTCGTAAGGCCGATATGATGAGAAAGACGGTCAACGACACCGAAGTTATTAGCCAAGTAATTAACGTCATTACTTCTAAATGGCGATTGAGGCTCTTGATAATTCGACGGTCGCTGATTGTCGAAATCAAAGCTAATGAGTTCAGATAGTTGCATTCTTTCCCCGTTCTCTAGTTGCTGTAGGTCTGCTTTAGATAGGCCGATTGCGCAAAGTTCTTTTAGGTTGCGTGATAGTGTGCTTTTGTTAGTAATCTGCTTAATGTATGAGTAACCACGGTCGCAAAGGCTTAGATAAAATTTGAATAGGCGGTCAGCTTTAGCGTAAGAAATGTTCCCTTTCTTAGTAACTGTTTGGTACATGGTGTAAAGCGAAGACTTAACTTTGTATTCGTCAAAGACTTCTATTTCATCCCCTTGAATGGCTTCAAAGAGATCACAAAAAAGATCCTTAAATAGATATTCACAAAACGAGTAACCATTACGAGCTTCAAAGGCTTCCGCGTAACGAATCACAGCCCAAACGTTGCAAGTACCACACATACGCTTGATGTATCTCTTCTTAGCACGACCCTCAAAACGACCACGATTAGCCGTGAAATCTTGTAGTTCGTGAGTAGCAAGAGCATTGATTACATGATCGTAACGGTCAGTACGTTCCTTTTTCTTCTTAGCTTTTAACTGTCTAAGTTGGTTCTTGAGCTCAGCCTCTTTGGTATAGAACAAGAGCTCCTTAGCACGACCAGCATCTTTACTTTCAGAAGTAGAAGCACTCCAGTAAACAGAAGCGTCTAAATCATCACCCGTAGTCTTATTAATAAACTTGTTTGATGGACGTAAGTAACGATGGGATACCTTGCGCATCGCCCTAATCACTTGGGAAAGAATGTCTTTGTCAGAAAACTGGATAGAGTAAGTAGCATCGATACGAGAAAACTCAGCAAGTCCCCAATCAAGCGCATCGAAAAGACCAGGAGAAGCCTGACGAATCACATCCATCATGTACTCAACACAAAGACGTAAATTGTCAGAACCGTAAACGTTATGACCTTGCATAACCTTGGCTGGAGAAGCTTTAAAACGGAAGTAACCCCAAACGCAATTAGCTTCAGGGCAAGCATCGAACACTTTACAGGCAATATCAGTGTAACTTGAAGGAAGTCGAGACCAAGGAACGTACAAATCACGAGCAGTACCATTCCCATCGATACTTAAACCAGCATCGCCAGCAGAAACTTTAAGGCCAGAAACCTCAGAAACTTTGTAAAAGTCAACATAACCAACACCACACAACGGTGTGATGAAGTCAGACTTAAAAGGGACTGTGATTTCGTTAAAGTCGTACATCCGTATACAAGTTCAAAAGAATTATTTCACACAGTATATGCATTTTAATACCTGTATACAAGTTCATAAGGACTACGGGAACAAAAATAAACTAAAATAACGGAGTACAAGAAGGAGAGCCCGATGGCAGACAAAAACTTACGAGTAAAAGAACAAGATCAAATGAGACTAGAACGAGCAGCAATAGAAATAAGCTACAAAACAGGCCAACAAGTGCAGTGGACAGACGTAGCAAGGTACATGTTCGAAAACCTACTAGCAGATGCAAAACACGGAATGATCCAACAATCAAAAAAAGATCAATAGAAATTGAAATAAAAATAAGAATATTAGAAGAAATACAATAACTTAAGGGTAAAACATGCGAACGCGATTGAATCAAAATGAAACCATAAGCCGCTATTAGAGCTTGCGGCTTTTGAACTGCGAAAGAGCGCAGCGCGGCGCTTCGCTTCCTCCCCCCTCCGCTCTTTCTTTCTCTCTAGCAGGAGAACTATGAAATAGAAGTGTTAGAACCGATAACTGGCAGTGCCCTGTACGTTTTTTAAGGCTTGGCAGGAAGGGGGGAAGTTGGTCAGTTGCATTAAGGGGAGTTACGGAAACAAGTTTCCTACTTTTCGGGCGATTGGCAAAGGCACTATCCAAGAACTGAAGTGAGCGCCCTTATCCCTGCGGGGCTAGTACGTAAAAAAATGACATACCGAGTCTATTGGTATGTCATTTTTGTTAGTTCGACATTATGTAAATTATGTTACGGGCTACAACTTCAAAGCGATTCTCTCTCCTGGCATGTACGGCAAGCCGACAATGAGCAAGTCTCTCGCCCACCCTTTGCGCGCTCTAGGCCTACGGCAAACCCTCAACATAATTCAAACCCATAATGCGAACTTAAGGGTTAGGATATTTAGTTGATTGTTGTAGTGTTTTTCAACTTGTCGGCTTCCTCCCAATGCGCTTTTACTGTTGGTGCCATTTCTAACCAGGTTAAGATGCCTTGTAAGTTTTCGACCTGGCTTTGCATCCGTTCCCAGATTACCGCTCTAAGTTCTTCGTTGTTCTGACAAGATTTCGAGTTTAAGAACAACGAGATATCACTTAAGTCTTTGGCAACAGCTTGTGCATCGTCTAAGGTATATTCCTTCATGATTAACTTCCTTCTCAAGTTGATTGTGAATAGCCCGTAGCTGTCCTACCAGTTACGGGCTAATTTGTTTAGGCCTGTGCTCTAAACGGATTGTTGGATTCGGATTGGAACTCATCTCGATATTGGTCTGGTGCGATAACCACAACCTGACTGTCTAAGTCGAACGCGATTACAACGATAGCTTTGTTTGCTATGTCCAGCTGCTTAATCGCATCGCTTGCAGACTGGAAGCTTTCGAACCGGTGAGCCGTGTCGGGCATTAAGCACCAAGCTGAACTATCCAAGTGATAACGTATCAAGAAGTCATCTTGATTTGGATTATGCACTAGCCAGCCGATGTACTGAGCATTCACTGGCAGACCGCATTCTTTTTTAATCTGTTCTGGTGTCGGTGTTTTCATAGTTCAGGCTCCAAGGCCACCACGCTCAAGCCGAAGCGTTTTAGCTCAAGTGAACCGAAGTTATTCACGACATAGCTTGAACTTTCAACGGTATACATGCCAGCCGGATAAGGTTTCTGGTCTTCATCAAGTGAGAGTTTCATTTGCGTTGGGAACTTGCCGCCTAGATAAACATAGGCAACTTGCTCATAGATTTTGCGTGCTGGTTTGTCATCTTTTGGCTTGGTTGTGCGTACATCAACACGCACATCTTCTTGGAAGATCTCTATTTTCAACATGGTGTGTTCCTAGGCTGTTCTAAGCTGAACAACGTTATCATTAGCAAGTAGTTGGCGAGTTAACGCACCGAACTCAGGCTCTACGTACCAGTCCGGATATTGTTGGGAGAAGTCAACGGTGATTACATCAACCAACGGCACAACCTTATTCATGCCATTGCCTTGTAAATTCTGTAGCTGAGCCTTGGTAAATCCAGCATCTAGAAGTAAGTTGAAGTTGTTGTAAAACGTTTTGGTCACAGAGAACGAGCGTTTAACTTCAAGGTATCCTTCATTGACCAGGCGGCGATAAAACGAGAACGCCCTATCCGCTTTTGCATAACTAATATTGCCCTTTGGCGTTACTTTTTGATGTTTAAGTCGCAAGGTATTTTGTACTAATTCATCATCATAGATATTCATGGAGTGACCCCTATATGTATGGTTTATCAGCTCTCCATATGTCATTAGCCATAACTCTTGGATTAACTCTTTGCCTGTTTCTTGGAGCTGCTGTTGGTAGTTAATTAGGTCGTTGATCTTTGTCGGTATATTCAGTTCTTTTAATTTGCGTTTCGTTACGCTTGCCTCAAAGCGGATTAGCCATCTTACAAAGCGGTGTAGTCGTGGGTCTGACATCGCATCAACAATAGATTGAGCGTGTTGATCACCCTTCTCTGCCTTTGCACGATAATCGTTGTATTGCTTCTCGAACTCGTGTTGTTTTGAGTAACACTTACCACGCCAGTGTGAAGACGCTCTGTTGTGATAACACGTTGTTTCGTATTCACTACGTGATGCTTTCACCTGCCCATGAGACACGTTAGCCATATGGGCAATTGCCTGTTTTGCTTTCTGTTCAGTGCCAACATTTGCCGAGAACGTGCAGTCCAGTTGCATCACTTCAGCTAAATCCCATTCAAGCATATCTGCAAGCATCGGATGAGAGAGTTCCAGCGCGGAACACATTTCAGCGTACCCAAGCAGTATGGAGCATGGACCGAAGATGTTGTGACCTTGAAGGATTTTTGCTGGACTGGCTTTGATTTCGATAGATGGTGGTACGTTAGGAGAACCATTGTTGAACTTGATAGCGACACCAGTAAAGCTAGTTGGTATCGAGTCATAAGGGATGTATTCACCACTCACTGATGAGATGGTCATATCAGCATTGCGCTGTAATGTCCTAACCCCTGTAGTTATACCCAGTTCAGAAGAGACTTTTCTAACATCCAGTTCGAGGTGATATGCCTGATTTGCAGACGAACGGTTCTCAAGCTGGAAGCAATATTCAGCTTTAAAAGGAACCATTACACGCAATAAATCGAGCATCACCAAAAACCTGTCAAGTACGTTTTTTTATAACTTACCTATTATTTTTCATTACCTCAAGCCTTTAATGTAAAAACATGGTAGTACAATAATAAATAAACGTACCTACAGGGATTTTTTGATGTTAAAAGATGTAATTAAGCAAGCACGATTGCAACAAGGCTTAACACAAGAACAGATAGCTAAAAAAGTGAAAGTGGCTAAGCAGACGTACTTGAAGTGGGAGAATGGAGAGACAGAACCTAAAGCTACTCAGATAAAGTTATTAGCTGAGAACTTGAAGATAACAGCTGATGAGATATGTAATGGAGAACTCTATACCAAGTACAGTTTGGAGGACTTTATCTATGAACGAGCTAAAGCAACAGTGCGTGGAGATTTGGAGACTTTAGCAACATGGAAGCATGTTCCGGATCATAAAAGATTCATTGAAGATCTTGCAGTTAGAAGTGAAGAAGACCAGATGAATGCAAGAATTTTGGATGAAGAAAAAGAGAAAGCATACCTAGCTGCAATACATTCAGAGCAAGACTAATGGGTGTAAATATTACACAAGAGTAGACTATTAAAGGGAGTCTACTCCCTGTTTCGGTGACAACTGTCACATAGCAATGAAACGATTTCATAGACTCGCGAAGATGGGGGGCGCTTCGCTTGCCTCCCCCCATCCCCACGAGTGCAAGAGCGATAGCGAGTGATATTTCAAGATTGATAGTGAATCAGAACGCACCATCAGGTGCGCTCTGATTCCTCCTCCACTCAGCACCGTTACGTCTGAATCAGAGCACCCCTCTAGGTAGAAAATTGAGAGTATGAAGAGTTGCCGTAGCAAAACACGCCTTTGATATGGATAGGCTCTGCAAGGCTAATTCTGGCAGGAAGGAAGGGGATTTTCGGGTTTCAGTAAGAGATTTTACGGGAACAAGTTCCCTACTTTTCGGGCATTTGGGGAAAGCACTCCCAAGAACGGTAGAGAGTGCCCTTATCCCTGCGGGGCTAGATTCGTGAACTTTGAAAGTTCAGCATTATGCGAATTATGTTACGGGCTATCGCTTCAAAGCGATTCTCTCTCCTATCATGTACGAAACAAGTTCCGACAATGAGAAAGTCTTTCGCCCACCCTTTGTTCACTCTAGGCTTACAGCAAACCGCTCAACATAATTCATAACCATAATGCGCACTGATGTAGTGGTTCTAATGGGCTTGTAAACACTACAGCAAATCCGGCACAAACCATTGAAAATCCAGAGATTCCAAGCCCACTATACTTTTTTGCTATGTTTGCCCAAGCTTGTTGCGCTTCGTACGTTTTCGCTTTATCAGCAGCTAGGTACACAAGCACAGTTTCCTTGTCCGCTCCAATAGCTTCAGCTAGAAAAAGAGCTTCTGTTTCAGTAGGCGGAATATACTCCGCCTTTTTGAGATTTTGCCCACTCTAGAATTTTTGCGTACTGCCTATCTTCAGCCTCTTTTTTAGTGCGACCATAACACTCTTTAAATGTCTTCGGCTCTATAATTTCTTTGCTAGGTATAACTTTTTGAGTTTTAGCAGATGCCCAGTAATAATAAATGTCACCTAGTGGTGGAATTATCGGACCCACAATTATTTTATGTTCAAAACCTAAGTCATTCAGTAAACTAATTGCTAGTTTGCGGTTATCCACGCTTTTACCTCTCTACCTTCGGTTGTTTTTATCTTTCGCTCCACATAACCCGCAGCCTTCAATTTCTGCAATGTGTGTGGCTCTTTGGGATTGCGTAGCTGATAAACTGGACGACAAGTCTTGATGTCCTCACCAATAAACTCTAACAAATCTCTTACGTCTAACACTTGTTTTGCTCCAACTCGGCTGTTTGCAATATATGCGCTTGCAATAGATTTGCACAATCTTCGAGATTTTCTTCATCTGCCACCTCATTAAGAATTTCAAATAGCTGATGGTTGTCCAATTTCGGATATTCACTCCTAAGTTGCTGATAAAAAAGGAAACCTTGCTTGTTAGATATCAGCAGCCTACCACCATGAAAAAAATCCCTTAGTTGTATGCTACTTGTGGTAAAAAGTTTCATCGAATCTCCCATATTCTTTTTTAAAAAGTATAAATATTCAATGCGTTACCAGCAATACAGTTTGTCCTTTTGCATACATAAAAACCCTCAAAAATAGAGGGCTTTTATGTTCACTTTCAGTTCGCGCACACTTCTGCAGCATCCTTAGGCATCACCCAGCCATGCATTTCTTCTGATAGAACAAAACGTAGGTCATCAACTGTCATACTTTTAACTACCGAAGGAAGCCAATGGAATTTATGGACAAGATAGAAATAAACGGCATCCATGCCATCTAGTGATTTATAACCTTCTCGTTCTGCTAGGAAATCCCCGAATACATCTAATGAAAATGCCAAATCCGTATCAACTTTATAAATTTGTCTTCTTGTGAGGTAGTGTTGTTTGTCTCTCATTTGTGGTTCTCCAATAATTGAAATGTCTAGGAAGCTCCACATTAGTATGATTTATTGTACATATCCACTCCGCCCAAATTTTTCGCACACCATTGCCACACAAAAAAGCCGAACCCCATCGCTAAGGGTTCGGCTTTTTTAGGCTTCTGCTTTGGTGGCTTTCATTTGAAGCCTGTCGAGGTCAATCGATCCGCCAAAAGTATCGGCTCCCTACTCGCTGTGTAAATCGTCATTAATGACGTTTCGAACCAGTTCGCAGGGTTACGGATTATAGAAACCAATTAATTTGCGGTAACTCGGTCTTGCTTACTTTAAACTGAAGGTTCACGAACCAGTTGTTATATGTATGCGGATATATTTTTCAGGATGTTTGTAACGATATCGCTTACCGGTTTTTAAGTTTGAACGAGCAAAACGGCAAACTTTTGTATCTCCGCTTCCAGTAACTCGTTTTACTATTGCTACTTTTCCTTTATGTTCCATTTCAATCATTAAATCGCAATAACCATCATATTGGTCGAACTGCTTATCGACTTTCTTTTGTAGCGTCGATTTAATTTTCTTAGCCACTGGATTTGTTTCTGAATCATCGGCCAATGTTGACGCTGTGGGTAACAATAATAAAAATAAAGTGACAACGTATCGCATTCGTAAATCCATTTTTGATAAATGGACTGATTGTAATTTTTTATGCGTCAAATGCTAAAACGGGACGCAATTTTGCGTCCCGTTTAACGTAGATAAGTAATTGATATGTCGGCTAAGCTTGTTTCTTGCCTTTATTGGCTTTGAAACCTTGATGAGGAAAAACATTTCGAATTCGTTGTTGAACTTTCTTTGGTACGTCTTTAGAAAAGACCAGCCTCATTCCGGAGCGTTGGTTGTACACTTTGAGTTCACCAGTAAATGGGTCATGTTCGCCAATATCTTGTAAGTTATGTTTAAAAGATGGAGGTATATGCCCTTTTACCTT